GGGACCTAAAATTTTTGAAAACTTTTCATAGAAAAATTTTCAAAAAACTTTTTGACAAAAAAATTTTGGTCGAAAGGTTTTGACTTTCAAAAAGTTTGTTTCACCCAAAATTTGAAATTCAATCCACCTGGTACCAGTGCCAGCATGTTCACCCGACTACGCCTAAAATTCACTCTGGCAAAAAATGCTCAATTTTACAACTTTCAGTGGACACCACTTGGCGCGCCTGTAGGCGTAAGACGGAAAATGAGGCGCTCCTGTAGCGCCTCATTTTCCGTCTTACGCCTGTGACATGCAGGGCACAGAGCTTGCATGTTGGACTCATTATCAGGTCCGCCAAGAAACAATGGATTGACATGATCCACGTCATATTCCTCCAAATTACAGTCTACAAGTCTGCACTTGCCGTCTGGGTTTGCACATTTGAAGTTTTGTCGTTGCGCGATCTTCCTGCGTTGCGGTTCAGTCATCTTTTTTCGCTTGGTACCCTTGGTAGCCCCAGGCTTGACGGGCGGAGGAGTATGTACTTCGATCATTTTTTTCACAATTTTCGTTAAATCAGCTATTTGCTCGTCCTTCGCTGCCAGTTGCCTTTCTAAAGCGGCAATGCGTTCCTTGTCACCCGTGGTGACTATCTTGCAACTTTTCTTGTGTACTGACCAGTTTCCTGGATTAAATGTAGAATAACCACACTCACATACTCTCGCTTCTTTATACCTGTGACCAGCTGGCATGTAATCTTATGGTTATTAACAAACTTTTTTATCTTTTAACTTAAAATCATATATTGGAGCGCCTCATTTTCCGTCTTACGCCTGCCGACTCTTCTTAGTTGGTGGTTTTTTCCCCCGTGGACTGCTTGTGTGAACGAACTCGGATGTCGACACGCGTACGCGAGGTAGTGGACTCATGTATTTTGCTTCAGGACACGCTTGAGGAGTTACTTGGGCCGTTAATCCAGAAGGACATCATTAACGAAGAAGACTATCGCAAGCTGTCCAACCTCGCAAAAGATGTGTACGACAAGTCCATGGCGTTGAACGACGACGAAGGGGTAACAGGGGCGTCGCCTTCCACCACTTCCATGTCCTCCTCGCCCTCCTCCTCGCCCTCCTCGTCCTCCACCTCCTCGATCACCGCCATGATTTCCTCGAAAGTTCTTGCCATCGAGATGTACAAAACGGTCATTGCGGACCCGGACTATTTCATCGAGTTAGTTGAAAACCTGCACGTCCACTACCGGACACCCACTCGCTACGCCAAAGCCTCGGCCATGGCGATTTTTTGGTTGTTGCGTACGGAAGTGGAAGAGGCAGACGTCAACACTTGGTACAAGGGGTCACACACATCAGCCCCAGCTTATCTCAACGCGGACCATGTGAAGCTCTTTGCGGAGCGCATCATCACACTTGATGGGCTTGAGAAGTGCAGCTACATCCTCTGGCAAAACTGGCTGGAGGACTGGGACGACGAGAATGATATTGGTGATGCGGACCCTACTTGGTATGTCTTGCGGATCATGAATGTCCTCCTCACCATCACCCCGCCAAAGTATCTTAACTTGATGAAGATGGACGAGGACGTTCTTCCCGCGCTCCGTTTCTCACTTGCGACCGCCTCCTCGGAGTCCATTGCCTATCTTGCTACCCTGCTGGCGAATCGCCTTTCCTCTTGATTTTCTGCCTGGTTTTTTTGGATTAAGTCTAACACGAAATTGAATATTATTGTCTTTGGGAAGTGGCCTTTTTAATTCAAATGGAGCATATCCATTATAAGTAGCTATGAACCGTAAATAATTTCTAGGATCAGTTTGTACAGTGTACCATCCATTTCCATGGTCGTTTACTATCTCAAATTTATCGGATGGCGAGCGTCCTGAATGTTTTTTTAAAACACGTCTCATTTTGATCTCTATTGGAAGTATAATTGAGTTTTTTATAATTGGGTGCCCGGTAATCTCAGAGTTGGGCAACCTTGTAATTGATTGATATGCTAACTTCTGCAATGATGGGACTTTGTTGTTTTTGTTGTTGTTGTTGTTGTTAGGGCTAGATCGGACTGAACTCATATAAAATAAGTATTTGAAAAAAATCTTTAACGACTGAAATTGATGAAAAGAACGTACACTCGCTCTGGCTACCAATGAAACTCTGCCTACGACGACCCGGCGGCAAGTGGTTGTGACTTGATCCACGTCATATTCCTTCAAAGAGTCTGTAAGCTTGCATTTGCCGTCTGGGTTGCATTTGAATACATTTCTTCCGGAGGGACATCCGGAGTATGATGATGCCTCATTTTCGGTGTTACACTTGTGCCAGGCGGTGTGCGACGCACCAGAAGAGGCAGCATATGGTCGCCACCAAACGACCAGGTGTCGTGTTCACGAGGATCGTATACCAGTGTCGCGTGACATATTTTGCATACGCGGCACTGGTATGATGCTCGTCGACGAAGAACTCACAAACCTGTTGCGGCGACAACTCAAGCCCGAGACACTTACGGGCAGTTTCGGCAAACTGGACTGGGTCAAGCTCAGCGTAAGTCCAATCATGGTTACGATCTGGTGGAAAAAAGAACCGTGAGGCATTCTGCCTGTGCACAATGGGCGGTTCTAACGAGAACATCCACGTGAACGGAACGTGAAGTGGATGGTTAGGCTGATGACCCTGATAGAACCCTAAAATTACGGACCACAAGGGATGACTCCACCCCTTGATTCCTGTGCCAGTGTTAACCATATACTGAGAACGCCGAGGGGGACCATTCATTGTCAGTAAAAACGTATGCTTTATTTTCTTAAAAATAGGATCATTATTGTGAATCACCTCATTTTCATAACACGAATACTTCGAATCCATTCAATTGATTGAAAATATTTCAATACAGCAATTCTCTAACGAAGTTTAAAATATTGTATTACAATAAGTATAATGGATCTACATTCCTGTTACACGTTTGAGGTCTTGAATTTTGATAACCCAGTTTTCAAAACAATACCAGTGTCCTATTTGATTACAATGGAAGGATCTAAACGTAGAGATAGTTACATTCATCAATTGAATACATACAAACCCACAAGAAAGGTTGTGATTGTAAAAAATATGGGATTCAAGAAATGCAATAAACCCCCCTGGGTAAATACTTCTGCTATGGATCTATGGCACGTGAATCTAACGATCTTAGAGAAGCATATCAAAGAGTCTAGTGCGCCAGTGCTAATATTAGAAGACGACGTCGAGTTCACTGATAATCTACTCCACAATAGTAAAGAGATAGAAGAATTTATAACACAGGATCATGTAGACGTGTATTCGCTTGGTAGCCAGACGTACGTGAGCTATCCCGTTAGTTTGAATGATGTACGTATAGTATATGGAGCGTGTACACAGGCGATAATATTCACTAATACCGGTGCGGTGAAGTTCCAAGGAGTTAATCGCATATTGGGTCTACATGATTGTGATATGTTCATGCAGTTGAACAGTTATATGGGTACGACCCCTAGTGCAACTCAAAGGTTTGGATCAACTATAAATTCTCAAGAATGGGATTATGGAGGGGTATTGCTAAAATATAATCAAATGTTCGGAAACCAATTCTTTAATTTTCATGCTCTTATTAGTATACTGGGGGGGATCATTCCTTTCTACGCAATTTGGGTGTTACTTTTTTTCACGTGTGTTTATTACATACTACATTTTTGCAGAAAGTCCTTATTGACATAAAAAAATATGATGCGTGTATATAATAATGAACTGTTACGAAGAGGAACTTTTGACTTATGACGATCCACTTTTCGCCCAGGTACCTTTGACTTTTCTGATCACAATGACGGGTTCTAAACGCCGTTCCGAATATATGACAGAATTGAATAAATTTCGCCTGACAGCACAAGTCATAATAATTTCCAATAAAGGTTACAAAAAATGCAACAAACCGGGGGTTGATTCAGCAGCACTTGATCTATGGCATGCAAATGTGTATGCTGCTCAAAGAGCAGCCGAATTAGCCCCCGGGCAACCAGTATTCATTTTAGAAGATGATGTAAAGTTCACAGCTAACATATCAAAGTTTGCTAAGGCTATCGAAGACTTCTTTTTAAAACAAACCGAACCTAGTGCGTACAAACTTGGGTGTATTCCGTATCTTTCGTATAGGTTATGGAACACGGAACATTTAAGAGTTTTTCATGCAGCAACTACTCATGCCGTGTTGTACAATGCAGCCGCATTGGCAAGATTCTCAGATTTTCGTATTAGATGGCTCCACGATCTTGAAATGTATCAATATCTTTTTGTATATACGTGTTCATATGTTTGTGCAACACAACATTTGGACTTTACAACAGAAAACTCAATGAGTTGGAATATTCTCGGTGTGCCCGAGCTGGCGTACAAAGTGATTGCTAATAATGACCAAGACGTCTTTTTCACAGTAGCACATACAATTGCTGCATATGGAGGAATCTACGTCTTGGTAATAATACTCGTTACAATTCTGGTAATTACGTTACGATTCGCATTCTTTTCCGGGCGAGTTTCGCCGAAGCTCGCAGCAAATGCGCCTCGCAAGAAGAGAACGTTAAAGTAAGACGTCTTTGGTGGAGTGGCTATTGTTAATAAAGCGGGTGCTGAATACTTTTCGCAGTCGCTGAGGATACTTAAAAACAGTATGAAAAAAAAATATTGTTCAATTCAATATAATGGCAAGCCTTCGGCAATTTAGCGCTATGATGCATATTCTAACAGCGGTAGCTTTTTTTTGTTTTATTGTACTATTCTTTCTTAATCAATATGGAATTGTCCCAATTTATATGTCTATTATAGCAGTAATAAGCGCTGTTGTCCTATTTATAATCGGTTTGTTTTCTTCTCCTGTCCCGAGATCTCGAGTAAGTAACGGGGGGAATACTAGCATTGGCAGGAATACTAGCAGGAATGCTAACGGAACGAGTCGGAGATCATTGCCAGTCGCAGTGCAGCATCCAGATGGAAAAATTAATCTCGCAGTACCTAACTCTAACAAAAAAATTAATCTCGCAGTACCTAACTCTAACAAAAAAATTAGAATATGAAATGTGACGCACTAAATATGTTAAAAGGAAGAATTGTGTTTTTTTCATGGTCAAATATGAGTCTTAGTCAAAATGATCAAGAGACGTTCAAGTCAGCACTCAAAGAGCTAGTTGAAACGCACAAAAACCTGAAAACTCTCAATGCTGAAGCGAAAGAGTTAAGAAACAGGCTGAAATCGCTCAAGACTGTTGTAATGGGTTTCATGCAAGTCACTGCACTTGATGTATGTCACGTGTCGCATGGTGGCCGTGAGGGCGAAATATCAATTAATACGAGGAAAAGAACAACAACACTTGACAAGGAAGCTGCAATTTCAGAAATTCAGAAGTATCTTACGAACGAAACTGCAGTTGACAAAGCGGAAGACCGTGCCACAGAAATTTGGAATGCAATGCAACAAACTCGAACAGTCCAGACACATAAAGATTTGTCAGTGAAAAAATTTTGAGCGCCAGAGCTAGCGGCCGGTCGAGGAGAATGGTATTGATTTTTATTTAAAAATACCTAGATTTAATATTAAAAATGAACATTGATTTACCTGATGATATTTTGGAAATTATTTGGGGTTTAGTAAGATTACAGCTTCATAAAGGATTAAAAGAGAGAATGTTCAAAAATATACATCATGAACTTCTCATAAGCAGCCACTGCTTTGACGAGGAGGATGTAGATCTTGTTGTGCATCAAACTGGTGCACACAGAAAATATGTGCAAAATACGTTATTTGCTGTCAATGGAGATATTTTTGAAGCAATCAAGTCAATTTACGATGAATATGATCTTTGGGATCGTTACAATCCTATTTATCCCAACCCATTCATAACCGTGAGATTCGGACTTTGAAAATAATCATGTCCAAATTGGCAGATTAAAAAAGAAAGATAAGTATCAATAGGTATGCCTGGAGCATATTTAAAAGGCAATTCCCTTTTTCCAGGAGCTTCATTTGTTGTTGATGAGATTTCACGCCCCTGGAATAACGAAGGTGTCGTTCAAGCTAGCTTCATAAACATGGACGATTTTAAGCCTGAATCGTTCTGTAAATTGAAATATTATAGACTTAAAAATATAATTTCCTTGTACATTGAGGCATTACTGATACCTAACTCACTGCCTTACACTGGTGTTGAAAACGACACGGCGTATATATATACTGGTAGTTTTGATTTTGATGATGTGAATACTGCTGCTCGATTCAAATTAGATTCGCGACTTTCATGCGCGCCCTTTCATTACCAAACTAGTTTATATGCAGAGGATTTCAAAACCGGTGTCTTTTTCGAATTGGGTCGTTCATATATAATGGGTTTTGTACATATGAATGGGTTGATTGATTCGACTGAATTGACTTTGACTGTGCCAAGCGGCTTTCTGCCCAATCACGAATATAGAATTAGTGGTACTTTCATTTACGAAACTTAACTAGGGCTAGCATTTGCATTTGCGTCTCCCCAATTTACTGCATTCGTCATGTTTTCATTACCGCGGTTTGTGATCCACTTATACACAAGCCACACGAGCCCAAGGATGATGGGAACTAAAAAAATTATGATTCCGTTTTTCAAATATGTTCTTATGGTATCGGAATCAAAGACGCTAGTGGGAATATTGTCATCAAACGTGCTATTTACTTCAATTTGATGTTCTAGTTCGGCTTCTGCAATTGCAAGTGTTTTTATTGTTTGCAAGTCCTGAAGAGAAATGGTATCAAAGGTAGGTAATGTTGATATGGTAGTATTTAGTCTCTCTTGTATTTGTGACATTTCGTTTTCTGTTTCTTGTAAGGAGTTTTGGAGGTTTTTATTTTGGGGGTCATTTTCAAGTGCTTGTTGCAGTAAAAAAGAATCTATTTGCAGTGATCTGATTTTGATTCGTTCTTTTTCTATATTTTTGAGAAGTTCGAGTGGTCTTTGAAAATCTATGTTTTTATTATTCAGTGTTAATTTTAGAGAGCTGACCTGTAGACTCAGATCTCCTGTACTCTCTTGTAAAAGTGTAAGTCTTCTTTCTTTTTCAGTTTCCAAATTATCAATACTCGATATCACATTTGATGATTGCTCATTTTCTTCTTCCATTACTCGTACTAGGGTCACGATTGCTTTTTGTTGATTGCTTTGTGCGTCAGTTGCTTCTTGGGTGAGACTCTCCACTTCTTTTGGAGAAAGTGATGGATCTTTCATTTTTTCTTGAACATCGTTAAGTGAAGATTGTGCAGTCTGCAGCTCATTTTTTGCTTGTCGAACTTGTTCTTGAACTTCAGACAATTCTTTTTTAGCCTGTCTCTCGTCTTCCTCCGCAAGTAAAATGTCACTGTTAATATCTGTTAATTCAGATTTCCTTGTTTTAAGTGTTTGGTCAATATTCAAAATGATTTCATCGATAGACATTGAATCATCTGCTGATTCTACAGCTAGGCTGCCATAGATATTTTCGATCTTGTCAACTATGTTATCAACTGTTCTTTGTTTCAATTCTGTTGATTTTTCAAGCTCTTCAACTTTTGCTTCCAGTGTTGTAAATCGGCCTTGTTCTTCATCATAAAGTTTCTGCTGCTGGCCTAGTTTAGTTTTTTCATTTTTAATATTTTCTTTGACCTCTTCAAGCTGTTGCAATGCTAAGTCTTCATCAGCTTCTGCTGTTTCAATGCTAGATTCTAATGTCTGTAACTGAGATGACTTTGTACTATATTGGCTTTCAAGGCGTGTAATGTCCGCTTCAAGTTTGGCCCTTTCATTTTCAATGTCTTCTTTGATGTCTTGGAACCGTTCTAATGCCGATTCTTCATCAGCTTCTGCTGTTTCAATGCTAGATTCTAATGTCTGCAACTGAGATGACTTTGTACTATATTGGCTTTCAAGGCTTGCGATGTCCGCTTTAATTTTGATCATATCTGGATTGTTGTCAATGTCGTTTAATATTTTGTTTTTGGCATCGATTTGGCTGTTAAGTGACGTTAGCTCAGTTTCTTTATCTCCATATTGTGTTTGTAAGGTACTTATTGAGCTTTTCTTAAGTGTTATAGTTTGACTCAAGGTGGTAATTTGGCCTTCTAGTTGGAATATTGTTGAGTTGTGCGTCTGTATTTTTCCCCTTGCAACACCTGCTTGTTGTACGGCAGCATCTCTTTCTGCTTTTTTACCTTGAAGATCCTGTTCCATCTGTGACACCTCTTTGGACAATTGTTCATGTTCCAGTTTTACACGATTCGTTTCCTGTTGTTGTGCGAGAAATGCTTCATTTTCTTGTTTAATATTTTCTCTGTGTGTTTGGAGGTCGCTAAGTGCTGTTGCATTCTGTGATCTGAGTTGCGCTTGTTTATCTCTCAACTCATCATTTGTACTTTGAATTTCTTTTTTTAAGTCACTTTGTTCTTGGAATTGTCTATCCAAAGTTTTTATTTTGGTGTTCTTCCTGGTAATAATTTCCTGCTTATTTCGGATGACTGCTTGCTTTTGCTGGATGGTTTTTTGTTTTTCATCTATTTCTGTTTGCAATTCACGAAGACGTGCAAGCATTTCTTGTTCTCTTGCAAGATTTTGTTTTAGATTTTTTGCCATCCAAGTCAGTTCTACTTCGTGTAGTCCAAGACCATTACCACTGCTGAAAGTGATTGATGATAGGCCTGGACCAGTTTGGAAGAACCATCCATTTTGCCATGTTTCGAAACAAAGAGTTCCATCTAGGTTGAAGTCAACTCCATTAAATAATTTTCTTCTGACTGCAGTATTTGCAAAGAAGTGGTTCCTATCATATAACTTGTTCCCAGTAGCCTTGGGATCTGTAGCCGTCCAGGGGCTTGCATTACAGCATAAGTCTCCACAGGCATCGAGACCTATATGAGTCCATCTGCACATACACGGTCCCGATCCCGGGATTGCCTTGTAACCGGGAGGTGCAGCGGAATTCGCGGGTAGTCTCGGTAGACCGTGTGGTATGGGCAATCTTCTGATAATGTATGGCTTATTCCACTCTGGATGGTGATTTTTCAAAGGTCCAGACTTATTCCCTGGTGGCCGGTAGTTGATACGTTTCTGTTGACCTGCTTGGTTGATAAAAGTAAGTGCATCCTTTCCAGAGAATTTCATTATGTCCTGTGTGCCATCTCCATAACTGAAGGTGATGGTTGCTTGTTCAACACTTATGTGTTTGATTCGTATTCGTGCTGAGCCACGGATCCCGGGGTGAGTTTTTGTGGTAGTGTTACCAATAACGTTGAATGTCTCTTGAATCGTCATTCTGTCAAGGTACGTCAACTAATTTTGACAGATCTTTTTTTTGCTTTTGTTTAGACCGTCTCCAAACTGGGTGAACATATAATTTCAACCTCATTAACTTGGTTGCTTTGTTGCGTTTCTGATGTAGTGAATTGTCGAGCACACATGAAACAAAAGATTAATTTGTTTACTTGATTTGTTTTGTTGTGGTCGAATATGCGTATGTATGTGCCACATGGTTCATGGCAAACACTACAAATCTTGATTTTGCTACACTCGCTTCCCATTCTTGCAATAATTAGAGTTTTTTATTTAAAGCGATGGTGTGTATTTTCATCACATAAAATGCAAACTGTCGATTTGTTTTGTGGATGTGGAGGGTTTACACAGGGACTGGTAAATGCCGGGTTTGATGTAAAGATGGGTATTGATTATGATGATGTGATACTTGAGACGTACAAGAACAATTTCGATCACTTGGCTGTCAAGCACAATTTGCAAGACTGGGAGGGTGCAGTAAGTTTGATTCAGCAACATATTCCAAATGTGGATATCGTAGTTGGGTCACCACCATGCACCGAGTTTTCACGGGCTGGCCAGCAGGTGGAGAATGAAATCGCTAGTCTTACAGTCAATTTTGCGAATATAGTGACAAAAATTCTTCCTCGTTTTTTTATAATGGAAAATGTTCCTGACGTTTTTCAGTCTCAATCACTCTCATTGGCAGTCGATATTCTTAACTTAGCAGGTTATTCTGTGACCTCTATTGTGAAAGATGCTCGTTACACAGGTGTGCCACAGAATAGAAGACGTTTTTTTATGATTGGATGTGCTGCAAGCGAAAAGAATCATGAGTTACTTTCGAATATTGTAAACGGCAGCAAGAAGAGACAAGAAATAGTTAGTGTGAAGCAATATTGCAATAAAATCGGAATTGATTGTCCTGAATTTTTGTACTTTTTTCCGAGAAACAAGTTTCAAGCACAAGTTGTAGACAGCAAGAATCCATATCCAACAATGCGATCAACGAACGGTGTTTGTATGAATAAGAATCCATCTAGCTCGACCACCCCAGCACAACTAAAAAGACCAAATGACGCTGCGGACTTGAATGTTGCAGAAACACTGTCGATAGAATTGGCATCAGCAATATCGAGTTTCCCCAAGGATTTCAAATGGCCCGAAAACAGAAAGCGTGTCGGTATACAACTTGGCAACTGTGTGCCACCACTGCTGGCCAGCTGGGTGGGGAAGCTCGCAGCAGAAAACCTCATTGATGCTGATCAAGTACCGGAAGGTCATGGAATTTGGGTTATGAGACCACATGAAAAAACATTAAAAAAGACTTCTCACCGCGATATATTTTTCAAAAAGATACGTGAAAATGGCGGCGATGACAAACATCCATCGATACACGTACATGCGTTATCTAATACCCGAGGGACTACAGGTGCTTTTCGCAGTGAGTCAATCGCCAGTGATCCCCGTGAGATAAGATATGAAATGGGAAATTCTCACGAGGTCGATGATGCGGCAACATATACAATGGGATTTCCACTAAAGTTAGGTTGGACTTTTATCATCAAAGAAAGAATTTGTCAAAAGTCTCGAATAGATGATCTATTTGTTTCTGTCCCTGGCCAGCCAGTTCCATTCAGGGGTAAAGCCATGCTTGTGAAAAATGGTCTTCTATCTGACTGACTGCCTAATTCTATTTTATGAGCCGCTGAAAATCAGATAATAATTGTTCTTTATTAGATACACTCATTTTGGTTCTGAGTCTCGTACCATAATATCGCCATAAGAAAGCTGAAAAAAGCATTGTCCAGATACCGAAAAGAAACAGATACAAAAAGTAATGTGTTTTCAGTAACAACATCGACAATGTAGTCAAGAAGAGTCCGAGAGCAAAAACAATGAAAATGTTCTGATTGGTAGATGTCATTTAATGTAAAGTGAACAAAATAATTATTAGTTGATAAATATGGACCCATCAACTAACAAATCAACTAACAATCCAGCTAACAAACCAACTAACACACCAACTACTAACAAACCAACTAACAAACCAACTACTAACAAACCAACTAACAATAAACAAAATAATAAACAAAATAATAAACAAAATAAACTAATAAAAAGTTTCGAAAATCTTGCCTCACAGATGCGTACAACATTTATTTCTGAGAAGTTACAACAAGTCAAGAAGGACATAAAGACTGAGAAACAGAATCACAAACTCATCATGGAACACATAATAAACACACATACACTAGGACCGAGAATACCAAATTACGCAATCATGTATCTGGCGAAACGACTGGGGCGAATTACAAACATTACCACTAAAATTTCTGACCCACTGAAATCAGTACTGGAAGAGTATATCGAAAAATATCACATATGTGGTGATTCCAGTCATACAAGGGTCTGTGATCTTTCAGATTTCTGTAAGGTTTTCATGAAAAATGGCAATTGTAATAATTTGAACTTGAATTTAATGCCAAAAGTCACTATGAGACAAATTAAAAATCCTAGTGTGACACAAAATAATCTTTTGGCATTTGCTGTTCGACCACAGTCGATTACACAGATACGAAAACAACTCACAAACAAACAAAATAATCAAAACAAATTGAAGCTTATAAAGGAAATGATAAATCCAAGTGGCAGATTCTTAAAATCAAATAAAATCAATGAAAAACAAGATAAACTCGCAATCAATCAGGTAGCGAGGCTTGTGATTCTGAAGGACAATGCTTCAAGCATACAAGAGCGATTAAAGATAGATGCCTCAATCGCTTTACTAAGATTAGCAAGAACTCCCGAAAATTTGCAAGCTGCTTACCAAAGTATTGTAACGCTATGATTTCAAAAAATAAAATGTTGTAAGATATAAAATGGATTCTGTAAGTGACAAAACTCTTGGATCGTGGACGAGAAGCAAGAACGATACCGTGACATGCACAAAAGAAGGTACAGAGAATCAAGAACTCTTTAAGTTTGTGACGTACTCGCCCGAATACCTATCAGAAGGATCATGCGCTTTAGGTAATACACAAAATTGTACAGTATTTCGTCCGATGGATCTTACCAATGAGCCACGCCTTGGAAAACTGACAAATCTCAATACTATACAAAGAGAAGATACAAATAACAATGCAATGGGTATTCGTACTACTCCTGATTTCAAAACCGGAAATTTAATAGATCCCAGACTTATAAATGATATGAGTATTTTAGAGTCACGGTTCGAACATAATACACGACTCGACACACCAGCATCCTCATCGATGAATGAACATCACCTGGACGAAAAAGCACGCTATGCTCAATCATATCCTTCTGAATTTGCAAGAGATGCAACGCAAGTTTCAACTCGCGTCACCCGCAGGAACTCCTTTGCCGCGCAGTGCAAGAGCAACAGATCATAGTGGCCGCCCGTCGTTAATTACCAGTGTGATTTCGTGATACGAGTCCAGGTATTATCGTCAAAACAGAAATAGATGTAATCAGAATCATGTGCAACGTCTCCTTTCAGCCCTGTATCACCTGGTGATGTAGGTATACGAGCAACAACTCTCATGTTTTGCTTAATGTTATTTTCACTCAGTGTAGTGTCTCCAATTTGCAGACTGTTGTCAGATAAAAACAAATGTCTTACTTTGTACTCAGCGTTTCCAATATCAAACGAAGCATTGCTAGACGGAATCAGATGTCCATTAGATAAAATTTGCCACGGACCAGCAGCTAGTGATGAGCAAGACACTTGACCGTGAATTATACTTGCTTCTGGGGGTGTTGACATTTATATTCTATATCTGTACATTTTAACGCGAAATTCTATAGTGTGTCATCTAGCTATAGATCAGACAATGACTATAGCCTATCAAACATCTGGTGCAGCACGATTAAGTGACATATACATCATTTTGACCTTCAAACTGAATGTGTCAACAGATTGACGGAAATTGCGAGGTTTTGCCATTTCTTGATCGATGTCAGTGACAATATCAGCATATCGACTCGAAAAAGCAAAGTGTTTTTCACTTTTTCCTGAAAAATTGAAGAATTGACTCATTGCCGAAGCGAGCCCAGTTGTCATGAAAGCTGTCATTTCAATGTATCCTATCCATTGACTTTCTTGAAACGCGGAGGACAGAGGAGTCATGATCAATGGAATGAGAATAGCAGGCAAGCCATATTTCACGCTCTTTGCCTTGGCTGCTTTGGCTGCTTGCTCGTGTTTTGCAGCTAGGCTTTCACATGTTGCACGCCAGTTTTTTATGAGACTCTCTTGTGCGCTGCCCCATGGTTCATCCAGTCGTTCGTCAACATCATCGTCTTTTTCGTCGTTCATACGCTCGTACTTTAGCATGATATTTGGTATGATTTAAGGATGAAGCTTCTTTTTAAGCAGAAATTTAAAAAAATAAAAAAAACTAATATTAAACAGATGTCAGTCAATAAAAAAACACAATTTAAAAGCGAGTATTTAAATAATGTTACAAAATACCGAACACCTAAGGCAGAAAATAGACATTACAAATTTCTGCTCCAAAAACTGTCACCAATAGAGTTTGGTAATGAACGTGCGCGATTGCTTAACAGAGTTGGCGATGGATACTGGACCTATCTCAATCAAGCGTCGGGAGGAAGAAATGCGACTATTGCAAAGCAAAGAGAATCGAGAGAGACCGCGAACTTAGTGAGTAATCGATCGCCTAACAATCATAAAAAAAAAGGAGCCACCGCAAGTAAACAACGTCCACACAGAAAATTATCATTTGGGCGGCGGTCTAACCGAAGAAAAATGCCTTAAAGGAAGGAAGAATACGTTTTCAAATAAATCATGGACGATGGTTCGGATTTGGACTTTCACCCTCTGATCGATCGCGTGGAACAAGCTTGGGGGTTGCGATCTGGTGAGATAACAACTTCAGGGACAAATCCGTCTATTTTATCGTATCAGTCTACAATACAATTGATCAACGAGCTCCTTCCACTCACAACTGGACCAGAATCGTCTGCGCCATCGGTCGATGACGATGATGAAAATAATCCGGAAGCAATCGATCCTAGCAATTATGAGAATGGTGATATTTTGCTTCAGATGTTGGCAGATCGAGGCGAAGGTCCTCCAATTCTTACGTCAGTTCCAGAGGATTTGTTATCTTCGAGAAAGCGGCGATTGAGTGAGTTTGGTGATATGATGAATAAAATTTTTCAGACGGCTGAGTCAGATGGTCGGCAAGTTTATGATGATGACGCCCAATTTAGAATATCACGTTTACTGGAAATATTGTACTACACAGAAAATATTCAGGCTGGAATTTTACATTTGCAGAATTTGTTTTCAACCGGTACAGAATCCATTAGAAATGTACCTGGAGCTACGAAGCCAGTGTCTATGTTTGCGAAGCGATTCAAACGCACACCAGATATCAAAGCAACACCACAGCAGCAACTTTTACTGAGTATACTTAGTAAATTGTCTATTTTGGGTTACAAAAGATATGGAGAAAATGTTATGGTTCCTGTGATCATTGATGGCGTTTATACCTATTCGTGGAAGAAAATCTGCTCAATCGAAGAATTTGTGTGGAAGGAGATAAATTCTCACTACGAAGCGGAAAACTTTGATAACGCAACAAATGGAAAGGGAAATATCACATTTGTCATTGATTTTCTGCGTAAAGCAACACAGCACGAATTCATGGATCTGAGAAAAGAAAGACGAATTCATGCGTTTCGAAATGGGATTTACATTACATCTATCATGGACGAACGTGGTTTTTTCACGCCAAAGTCTCACATGATTCTTTTTTCGGATGCAAATCCTGCTGATGATCCAATTCTCAAACGAATGACGATAGATGGAAAAGTCGCAGCGTGTTTTCACGATTGCTGTTTACCGACGAGTCGTGACGAAAGTGGAAACATTATTTGCAACCCACAAACGTTTGAAAAAATCAGCACACACCAACGATGGACCGAGGAAGTAAAGTGCTGGTTTCGAGCAGCCTGCGGTCGAATGCTACATCCAATCGCGAGTACTCCTTCACCCCTAACATTGGAAAAATGGCAGGTATTCTTTCTTTTACTCGGAGTAGGAAACTCAGGAAAAAGTACTACCATTGACAATGTCGTGTACAACTTCTTCGATCCAGAAGACGTTGCTTACATACAAAATAACCTTGAAAAACAGTACGGCTGGTCGAAGTGTAAAGGGAAATACATGTGGCTTGCACCGGAGATAACAGGTAATTTTGCAGAAAACTGTGATCAAGCGCAATTTCAGCAAGTTGTTGAGGGTGGTAGACTTGCTTCCGCAAAGAAATATGCTGTAGAAACGATTGAGTTTGATCCATTCGATCTCCCTGGAATGATGGGTGCAAACGAAACGATCCAATTCCATGATAATGGTGAGAGTGTCTCGCGTCGGCGCGTGGACTTCAGTTTTGGTCAGCCGATTCAGCAAGTGGATCCACTAATGCCAGAGAAATTAAAAGATGAGCTCGGCCACATTTTGGTCAAATGCAACGAAGAATATCTGAGAAAGACCATTGAGGTGAAATCTCGAATTTGGGACTACTTGCCGGAATATTTCATTGAACTAAGGAAGGAAAACGCAGCATCTACAAATAGTCTGGAACATTTTATGCAAAACGGAAGACTAGAATTTCATCCAGACTTTTACATGGTACAAAGCGACTTCCAAAAAGAGTACAAAGTTTACTGCAAAACTAACGACATTACAAGTAAGACTTTGAAAAAAGATTACTTTCAAGGTCCCTTTCTTAAAAGAAACCTGAAAGTGGAAAAGGCTACACGTGATTGCCCTGTTGAACTAATTCGTAAAACAACAATCTGGATCACGGGCGTACGAATGATGCGAGAAGACGCTTGTCTTTAGAAAAAGTGCTAGACAAAATCCATTGTATCGTGGTCAATTCGAGTCATTAGATAAATTAATAGAAACAAACAATGTCTTTCCTTGATTTGGTGATACGCCAAACTTGAGCTTTTGCAAGCTGGTTCGTTTTATGAGTTAAAGAGAAGCGATTAGTTTAGTTGTGTGAGCAAAACAAAATCACACCAATTTATCACCTAAAGATAATTGCAGAAAATGAACCAGTATGACGAAAACTACAGACGTTTATAAAAATGTACCCCTTGCAAACCTAACTCCCAAAGAGCGCGGTGATCTACTTGAAAAAGCCGTCCGATATGATGCAGTAGAGGAAACGACTGGGGAAAAAACGTATGACCCCGATCCAGGTAAAACCATCACAGGAAAAAAACGTGGAAGAACCTCAGCGGAATTCGATTTTTATCTAGGCGATGATAGACAAAGAGTGGAAGTGAAATCGGCTCAATTATCGTGGAACAAATTTGATAAACGTTGGTATGCAATCTTTCAACAC